GCTATATCTGTAAAATTAGACAAATCTACTGCATAGCCATCTGCATTAACATCTACATACTGAGACAACCATTTATTAACAGACGTACCGAAACTATTCATTGTTCCTTGCTTTAGTTCGTTAAGAGTTTTATATTTTGAAAAATCTATAGTATATGCTTGTTCCCCATCTGCTACGAATGCATTTAATAGATTATTATATGCATTCTTATATTCATCGTTATTGGCAATTTTATTTTGATAAAATGTTTCATCATCTGACATCATAGTTAAATAGGCTTCATTTTGACTAACTTGTTGTTCTTTTATCTTACTATTTAATCCTTCTTGAAGACTAGTAACACTACCTAAACTAGTTGCTAATTCTGGATATACTTTTAAAACTTCACCAACTAAAGCTGGGGTTACAGCTTGAGATTTATTAAGTTTATCTAAAAACCCTTGTGCTTTAGCTATTTCTTCTGCTGATTTTGTATATGCGGTTGTTGCATCTTCAACTTCCTTTGCTTGGGCTTCTTTTACAGAATTATTAAACTCATCAACTTTTGCTGTTGCTTTTTCTGCATTATCTCCAACTTCAGGATAAATTTCAGCTATTTTACTAATAGTATCTGTACTAAGATTAGAACCACTACTTAATTCTTTATTTGCTTGTGCTAAAATTTTTGTTTGATTTGATGCTTCTTTAATTTGATTGGAATTTTGTTTTTGTTTTTCAGTATTATCTTGAACTGCCTTTCCATAACTTTTTACAACATCTTCAGATACTCCCATTTCATCAGCTATTTGTTGATACGATTTGCCAGCGTCTACTGCTTGCAATACTAGACTTCTATTTGAAGCTATTCTGGATTCTGCATCTGTTATCATTTTTGAATAACTTTCTATTCCTGTTTTTGCTTGCCACTTTTCAAAATTTGTTGTAGCACTTTCAAGTTGACTTTCAAATTCTGCTTTAGTTTTTTTTAACGTTTCTAAAGTATTCTGAATATTACTAAGATCTCCATTATTGTATCCTAACGTTAAATCTATTGCAGAATTATTTTTACCTAATTGTTTCATAGTATCTGCTAACATAGATTCTTTTTTTAGTCTAATTTGTTCTTCAATTTGTTTATTATTTGAGGATATAGCTTTTCCTTCTGAATCAAATCCTGTTACACTATTAGGTAATGCTGTTGCTAGTTGACGTTCAATATCTAATAACTTTTCTTTTAAATCTTTGTTTTCTTTAGTTCCTTCATTGGTTTGAGATATTTTATTTTCTAAATCTGTTTTTTGCTTCAATAAATTAGTAGCGTTGGTTATACTTTCTTTTTCACTTTTATAACTAGATATAACTTCTTCATTAGACTTTTTTAAATTTTCTTGTGCATTTACTAAATCCATTATTTTTGTTATTGCGAAAGATACTGCTAATGATAAACCCATACTTACTGCTGTTTCCATAGCAACTGTGGCAATTGTAGTAGCAACCATCGCTAATCTTGTTGCTACTAATTTAGCTTCCATTCCTGCTAATTGAGTAGACATTCCTTTAACTGAAACTCCACCACTTTGATATGCCATTTCAAATGTTTTTAATGTACTTATATTTTCTGCTTGTTTTATTGCCTGTGCTGATAAACTTTCTTTTAATCCATTTAAAGAATTTGTAAGTTTTGAATATCCAGGAATTACTCCACCAATTATATTAACATTTTCTCTAAATTTAGTATTAAATATTGTTAATGCACCAGTTATAGCCATTATTAATGTTGGGAATGTACCTAATTTACTAGCAACTGTGTTAATTCCATTTAATGAACCACTAGCTATATCTAAACCACCAGTTAACATTTTTCCATTTATCATTGTTGCTGATAATTGATTAAAAGTTGTTTTAAGAGTGTTTAATTTTCCTTGATAACTTTCTGCTTTAATTGAATTTGCATCTTCTAAAGCACCAGTTGATGCCAATGCTTTTCCATATAGATCTTGTTGAACTTTCATAGAATCCATCATGGCTATAAAACTTGATGTTTGTCTGACACCTGCTAGTTTATTTGCAACATATTGTTTATCACTGTCACTCATGGTTGAAAAAGCAACCGATGTATCTTTTAATATATCATCTAAATTTCTTAACCCCCCATTAGACTCTCTGATAGATATATTATATTTAGTTAATGCCTTTTCTGCTCCTGCCATATCTGCTTCTGAAATACCTAAATCTGCACCTAATTCTTTTTGTTGTAATACTCTAGCTGATACCATTTTAAATGAATCTGCAAATTCTGCGATTCTGTTACTTTCACCCTTCATTTAAAGGCTACTGACTATATAATTAATAATATTATATAGCGGAAAAGGTTCTTCTTAAAGTGTCTTTACACTTGACCTTTTCTCACACGTTTCTTTTTTAGATTATAGCGTGTAGTTCAGACTTTTACATACTTGTATAAGAAATACAAGCCTTATTCGTTAAGTCGTTGTTGGTGATTAATTTAATACATAATAAAATAAACTAAAGAGTGTTAAACTTTAGCTTATTTTTGATTCTTATTTTATTATAGCTTGATAGTTTTCTTTAAATAACCATATATAATTTCCATGTGTTTTTCTTTTATTATTACAACAATTAGATATTTTTGATATATTTAAATTTAATTCTTTACTTGCATCAGACATACTATTATATTCTTTAATAAAAATATTATCTTTTGATAGTTGAATTACTGGTTTATTTTTCCCACTATTTTTTACATTATAATTATAATTATTATCTTTATTATAATCTCTTTTATATATCCATATATAACCATTATGAGATTTTCTTTTATTTTGACAACAATTAGATATTTTAGATGTTATAGAACCTTCTGTTTCTTTGCAAGCGTCAGATATGGAATTATATTCTTTTATAAAATCCCCATTTAAACCTAGTTGAACTATAGGTTTTTTATTATACTCTCCTACCTTATTATCATATATAATTGATTCTTCTTTATTATAATCGTCTAAAAATTTCCACATAAAACCACCTATTGATTTTCTTATGTATCCATTTTTATCACATAAACCAATGCATACTCCACTTATACATCCTATGGCAATCTGTAATTCTCTTTCAGCATCAGCCATACAATCCCACGTTTTTATATATTTTCCTTTTTTATTTAATTGAACCACAGCTTTAGAACTTGGATTATCTTTTCCTTTTTTCCGTTCAACTCCATAATTCCCATCTCCGCCTAAATTTTGATTATATCCATTATGATAACTATCGTAAACGTTAATCCAACATTGTTCTTTAATATTTAGTTCTTCTTTTGAAAAAGCTATATCAAAGACTTCAACCAATTCAAAATTATTTAAACTGTATTTTTCCATAGACTCTAATAAGTGTCTATTATAATATCCATTATTCTTTTCTTTTATATTTTTATGCAGATTATAAACTCTTTCTAATTTTGTTTCTCCTGTATAAAAATATCTTTTATTAAAATCTCTAGCTGTTTGTCCAATATATATCTTATTGTTTAACTTATTTATTATTTTATATATAATACCATATACTTCTAAGTTTCCTACTTTCATTACTATAATACCTCCGATATGTATTTTAATTTATTTCCGAATTTATAAAAATAGAAACAGGGAGTTCGGATACTCCTTTTCAATATGGTTAATTACTCCTTATCTAGTTTCTAATATAATAATACCTTTTTATTATATCATTGTAAACACTTTTAATTTATTTTATTATGTATTAAAATTAATCTTCCAAGGCGTTGTCCATCTCTGGGTGTTCGCCGTATATTAGAATAAGTTTATACTGAGCCTAAATTTAACCCAGTTTTGCCTGTTTGTTGTATAAAAGCACCTGCCATAGAAGCATATGACTCTAAACTTACTCCAGCAGTCTCTGCCACTGAACCTGAAGTCTTTATTGCTTCATTAACTTGCTTTATTCCATCTGCAAAATCATATTGCATATTTCTAGAAACAGTAGTTAATACATCTCCAACATGTTGAGTGACTGAACTAGCAGTAGCACCTTCTTGCGACATTAGCTTAAACTGATTTATTACTGATTGCATGGATTTTGTAGTATCTACTCCACTCATGCCAGATATATTTGACAATTCAGAAGCAGACTTAACCTTCTGCATTATTTCATCGGCAGACGTATTAGCGTTAGCATAAACTCTAGCGATATCATGCATATCTGTAGAAACTGCACCGATTTTTTTACCCATTTCATCTATTTCTGAAGATAATTTAGTAAAACCACTTTCTGAAATATCCATTGTCATTTTCATATCTGTAAAAGATGCATTTAAATACTCTACATATTTTGCACCATCTTTTACGGCATTAGTTAACATTTGAATACCTTGATAAGCACCCATATATATTCCAGCGTTGCTCAAAACTTTAGATAATGTTCCTCCAAAAGAATTTGCATCTTGTTGAGCTAGTTTAAGTGCTGAACTAGAATTTTTAACTGAATTAGATAAATTCCTACTAGCTTCTGTTCCTAAATTTAATTCAGAAGCTAGTTTTTGACCACTAATTGTTCCACCGTTTTGTAAACTAGCCATTAATGTTTTTAATTTTTCTATTTCAGATACATAAGCATCTAAAGAAGACTTTGAACTATTATCACCTACTAAACTTCCATATTTACTTTTCATTAATGTAAGACTGGATTCCATTTTACTAATTGTTGATTGTAGTCTCACTATTTGATTGTCTGAACTTCCTAAGTTATTAATAGTAGTTTGTAATTCTTTGATTTCTTTTTCGGCTGTGTTAGTATTAATTCCATTTAATTTATTTTGCAATTCAGTAATTACAGATTCATTTACAAATTTATTATTACTTGATTTATTTAATTTGTTTTGTAAATTATCAACTATATTCTCTAACTTCTGAAAATTTTCTGTATTAGTTGCAGTATTTAATCCAGTTTTTAAATCAGTTGTTAATCTAGTTGTTTTACCAATACCTTCTTGTAATTGTTCAACTGTTTTTAATGTTTCTGTTATATTTCCATTAGAATCAGAATTACCTATTTTAGTACTAGATAAAATTTTCATAGTATTTGCAGTTTGTTCAATTGCTTGTTGTTCTTCTTTTAATTTATTAGTAACACCTTCAACGCTACTTGCTTGAGCATTAAAAACACTCCCCAAATTAAACCCGTTTTTCATTTGATTACTAATACTATTTAAAGTTTCACTAAAATCTTTTAAAGATTGATTAATTTGTTTTGTATCTATTTTTAAATCTATACTAGAATTTTTCTCTAATTGTTGTATAGCACTATTTAACTCATTTTGTACCTCGCTTGTTGGTTTAAGAGCAATGCCTAATTTTATTGAATTTTTATATGAATCAGCCATTTATAATCGTTCTCCTTTCATTTACACAAAAATAAAAGAAGTACAAATTATAAACAGTACTTCTTTACTTAGTTTTTATATTTAATTTTTTAGTTAAATCTTCAATTGCTTGTGGGTTATTTTGCATACCCATAAATTCCTCAAATTTTACATCTATTTTAAATTTCTTCATTACTTTATTAAATTTAGTTTGTAATTTATTTAAATCATCATTGCTATTGAATATATTTAATAAACTACTCATTTCTTTAATTTGTTGCGTATAATCATAAAATATATCATCAACAACTTCTTGAATCAATAAATCTATTTCTCTTTTTAATAAAACTAAACACCTATCTCCATTCTCTAATTTTTCTTGTATTTCTTTATCTTCTATATTATCTATTTCATGACCTATTGAAGTAATTTCTCTGATTATATATCTTACACTTTTAAATGACAATTCTCCACTAACTTGCATTTCTTTATCTATTTGTATACTACCTTGTACTAGTTGTTTTATTTCTTCATCTTGTTCTGAGGTCGGGTGATAAAGAATTATGTCCTTGTTCTTATATCGATATTTTCCCTTTTGATGTTTTTCCAATATGTTATTCATAATATCTCTCCTTTTCAATTCATTATATATTTAAATGTATATCCTTTATGTTTCTTTTGTTTTCCTAGACAAACTAATGATATTTTTCTAAAATCAAATTTAACTCCGAATAACTTTTCACTTATTATTATTAATTCACTAGCAGATTCAAATATTCCTTTAGAAATATTATCTTTAAATACTTCTAAAGGTTTTTTATTAACTTGTTTGCATTGAATAGTACCTTTTTTACTTTCTTCATTAGGGTTATATTCACACCAAGATACTTCCTTTGAACCTTTTTTGAGATATGTTGTAATTGTAGGTCTCGATAATTTCATTATCTCAGCAATTTTCAAAGTATCATGAATACCACTATCCCATAAATTACAAGCTTCTTTAACTAAATTAGATAATGCAAATTCTTCGACTTTTAGCCAATTTATTTTGCTTAAATCAAATAATTTATTTAAATTACTTTCTAATATATGTTTTTTAATATAATCCAAACTACTTATTTCACAATCTATTCTGATTACTTCAATATTGTGTTCTTTAGCTAATCTATCTTTTTCATCATCAATAGCTTTAGATTCTTCAGATGTCATGTTATTTTTATAATTTCCTTTACCATGACCTAATCCTCCGTCCATCTCTATTATGTATTCTTTATCATTATATATAAAATAATTATCAAATCTTCTTTGACCTAGCCAAGATGGTGAATATTCATGTTGAAAATAAATAAATTTATATATTTTATTTAATTGATTTAATAGTTCATATGCAAATTTATTTGGATAACTTACAGAATCAGAACAATAATGACATCCTATTGAATGTCGTTTATAAATATTACCTATTGTCATAGGTTTGTTTTTAATTCTTCCACAATCGGGACAAGTTACTTCAACTTTTTTATTGCTACCATGAGTATGAGTTTTGGCACATTCTTCACCTATATATGGAATCATCCATTTATCAGTATCATATATTGTATTAATCCCCAATACAACAGTTCTATTAGATGAATTACAACATGCACAGCCTGTCTTTTGTCGTAATAATGACCCTTCTAATGACAATCCTTTGTGCCCACATTTATTACACTTATATGTGTAGTATTTTAAATTCACTATACTTTTTCTACCTTTTTTATCAATATGTTCTTCTTTTCTATATTCTCTATTAATAATAGTTAAATCTCTTTTATCATCTTTAAATGTTTGTCCTATTTCTATTTTGAAATCTACTGTAACAATTCCCAAAATAGCACACAATCCACCTTTGCAAAAATCTCCATAAAATATATAAAACAATTCATTATTATAATCTATTGTTAATTTTCTTGTTTTTACATCATAATTAATTATTTTAAGCCATCCTTCTATATTTTCATGTATAAAATATACTTGATAACCTATACTAGCATTCCAATGAATAGTTCTTCCACTTTTACTATATATAAGATTTTCATCAAATACCTTTCTAATCTTACCCTTTTCATAATCTTCTTTATTTTCTTTTTTAAATTTTTCAATAATCTCCATATATTCTTCTTGATTTAGTTGTTTATTATCCTCCATTACAATCTCGACCTTTCATAATTTAATTTATTCGACCATTTTATAAAAATAGAAAGGAAGTGAGGTCGAAATTCACTTATCAATATAATCCAGTTTGCAACCCTTC